CTGCGCCTGACTCAACCACTTCGATCTCCGGGCGCTTGTAGATGTACTCGCCCTGCTCATTGAAGCGTTCGGGATGATTGCGCTTCTCCATCTGTTCGACACTGCGCACCGTCGCCTCGAACTCAGCGTCGGGCAAGTGATCCATGAAGAAGTGATCCATAAAGTGCCGGACCTTCACGCGAAGCTCAGCGCCGAAGTAACCTTGCAAGATGCACTCGCTGGCATAGCGCATGACCCGGTCGTTACGTCCGTTGCTCTCGCCTGTCGGGATGCGGTTGTGTGCGAAGCCCTTCTCAGCGATGTACTTCTCGGTGCGTTCCCACTCGGTCAGCAAGTCCTTGGCCGAGAATGAGATGTTGGACAGGTCGAGATTTTCAAAAACAAATACCTCGTCCTTGTCGGCTGGGTGACTGGGTCGCCAGTCCTGCCATACTGGCATGTCGTCATCTGGGTCGAAGCCTTGAGCGATGTCCCACTGGTAATTCTTTGATGGGGGCAGGAGCGCATACGATCCATCCCCTCGGAAATCGAGGCCATCCATCTTTGGCCAGTCGGTCCCTCTACTATTATTCCCCGCGCGCGGACCCCTGCGCACACCATCCCGTGGGTGTTGGAACCACAGGTGACGCCCGCGCTTTGTCTTTACCGTGATAGGGGAACGCATACCGCAATTGATCGCGTGTTGGAGGGCGGCTTCGTTGTCGCAGTCCACGATCACCACGCCGGAAAGTTCGCCAGTGACGATTGCGATCTGAGCATCTGGGCGAATGCGGAACCATTCGCTGACTTCATCTGGTGTAGGTGCCCGGTCCTGATACTCTAGCCATTTGACCATTGGTCGCTTGGTGTCTGGCCGGATTGGAATGATTGAGAAACCTCTGTCTAGGTACTCAAGCGCCTGATCCTCAAGCGTGGCGTTCTCCGGTGGCTGCATCATCATGTCCTTCAAAGTAATCGTCAACGTTAAGCGCAGGGAACGCAAGCTTGATGCTCTCAAGAGTGCGGCTGCTGAGTGAGCCCTGTTTGATCCAGCGATAAGGAGTAGTTCTGGCGCATCCGATCTCGGCGGCGAGGTGAGAAACACCGCCACAATCATCGATCATTTTTTTCACGTTAAAGCGCATGAAGGTCTCTATTTCTCAGTGGATTGGGTTGACACTGTAGCAGAACCATGACACAGTCCGGCCCTCAGATCAAGTATCAGTTTCACCAAGGTAACCACCACATGCCAATCCGTCTACCCGTCGAAGAAGACGAGAAGCCCCCAAAAATCCACCCACCAAGCGACGATGCGCTTGATGCTGCTAGGACATTCGGCAGGATCAAAAAAGAATTTGAGGAATGGGGCGCGAAGATTGCTGAGAAGCGGCTCACTCCCGCCGACCATGAAGCCCTGCGTGAGGCGAAGGCCATGCGTGAGGCTAGCGACCGCCAGAAACAATTGATGGGCAGGCTTGCCAGCTTGCCGAAGGGTATCCCCGAAGAGATGCGAGAGCAGCTTATAAGGCAGGTCATGCTTGGGGACTATGCGAAGCCAATCGAAGTTGGTGCAGGCTTCGTGAAAAAGACTTCCGGTGACCATCGCAAGATCGTCCCGGTTGAGCAAATGTTCGAAGACTACGAACGAGAACAGGAAAAAATTAACGATGAAACTTAGAGCACAAGACCCCACTGGGGCTGTTCCGCACCCCACCCGTCCCGGCCAGCCGATTGTCGCTGAGCCATTGGACATTGAGATCGACTTCGCGGCCCTGCCCGAAGCATCTCGTGAAGCGATCAGTGACTTGGACAGTATGTATGCTGCCATGGATAAGCTGAAGGAAGAGATCAAGCAGCGCGAGATCACCCTTGAGGCGGAGATCGATCACGGTTCATGGTTGCCAGAGATGCGCGACCACGAAGACGTTACCGTCACGATCAAGGACGGGCCTATTGCAGTGATGCAGGTGAAGCGCGGCACGTCTCGCACGTTTGATCCCGACATGATCGACACGATCTATGGTGCCAGCGTACCGGACTACATTCGCAAGACGTATTCGCTGACGCCAGCACAGATGAACAAGCTGCCAGAGGGCGAGCAGCTTCAACTATCAGACGCCATCGTCTGGAAGCCCCGCAAAATCCGAACGAAGAAGGTGTAACCAATGTTCAAATCCACATCCGAAGCAGGTGCCAAGCACCACAAGACCTTGCTCTATGCCCACCACGGCTGGGGCAAGACGTACCAATTCCGGTTCTATCAAGAGGCGTACGGCAAGGGCCTGATCCTCTCCGGCGAGGGCGGGCTTGCGTCTCTTGCGGACGTGGACATTGACTACGTCGAGTTCAAAGGCTGGTTCCCTGAGCACCACCCGAACCTTGACCGCGAGAACAATCAGCTCACCATGCGTGAGATCATCAAGCTGATTGCGTCTGACGAGTTCAAGGCCGAAGGCTACAACTGGATCGGCATCGACAGTCTCACCGAGATGTCCGACATTTGTATGGCCGACGTTGAGCGTAACTTCGAAGAGAAGACCGACATGCGTAAGTGGCAGGACTATGAGCGCCAGATGATCGGCGCGCTCAAGTTCATTCGCGACCTTCCCATGGAAGTATTGGTCACGTGCCTCGCAAAGGAAGAGAAAAACGAAAACGATGGGACCGAGTATTGGCCGATGGTGAACCAAGCAAAGGTCGCCAAGAAAGTGCCAGCGCTGTTCGACCACGTGTTCTGCGGTATCAAGACCACGGAAGACAGCGGCAGCGGTCTCATCTCGAAACGTCATGTCATCACGGACGAACTTCGTGGCTGGCATGGTAAGACCCGTGACCCGCGCGGGAAGCTCGATGCAATCGAGGAAGGCGGGAACCTCACGGAGTTGTTGAAGCGCGTTCGCGATAAATCATAACTCTCATTTTCATAGCGCTGACATAGGAGATAAACATGTCACAATGGAATGGCTTTGATAGCCTTGATCTGTCCGGGGTCGAAGAAGAGCAGGGTCGCAAGACGCTCTCACCCGGCAACTACGTTTGTGTAATCACAGACGTTGAAATCCAGACCGCCCAGTCCGGCGGCAAGTATCTGGAAGTCACACTCACCGAACCGTCCCTCGGCCAAATGGTCATGGATCGGATTACCGTACACAACAAGAGCCAGCAAGCGGTGGACATTGGGTTGACCCGTCTGAAAACGCTCTTGACGTTTGCGGCGCACCCGAACCCTGACAAGCCGGGGGACGTGTCTTCCATGAAGGGCCTGAAGGTTGGTGTCCGCGTCGAGCAGGGCGACAACTGGAAGGACAAGGAAGGCAACGTCCGACCGGGCGGCGGTCAGCCGCGCAAGTATGGTGCGTACTTCAGCGCCACGGACGACAAGGTCGCGCTGGGCGAGCAGGCTCCGGCACCAAAGAAAGACGCTGCGGCCACGGCCAACAAGGCGTCTGACTTCAACGACGAAATTCCGTTCTAAGGACTATCTGCATGGCTAAAGTTGTTTTCAAAGTCGAAGACCTCCTAGAGAAGATCGACGCCTCATGGTCGCGAGACGGTGAGAGCCGCGCCTACATTGGTGCGTCCATGATTGGAAACGACTGCATGGCCTTCTTGCAGATGGGGCTACGGGGTTATCCGCAGGAGCCGTTCCCACCGAACGTCCTGCGGATTTTCCGTGATGGCCACCGCATCGAAGACGCTGTTGTTGCTGACCTGAAGAAAGCTGGCATGACTGTGTTTGAGGTGAGTGGCCTCACGGGCAAACAGTACGAGTGGAAGTCCTTCGGCGGGCATGTCAAAGCCCACGCAGATGGGCTCGTGGAGTTGGAAGAAGGACGTCCGCTCGCATTGCTTGAGATCAAATCCATGAACGATGCCCAGTGGGAGAAGTTCGTGAAGTCTGGCGTGAAAGTTTCGCACCGGAAATACTATGAGCAGATGATGATGATGATGGGCATGGGCAAGATCGCTGACGCCCTCTTCGTCTCGTACAATAAGAACACATCCAAGTACCACGCCGAGGTCGTTGAATATGATGACCTTGAGTTTGAGTATGTGAAGAACAAGATCGAGCAGACGTTAGGCGGCAACCGGACCCGCGCGGCAGATATACCTGAACGCTTCGCCTGCAAGTGGTGTTCTCGCAAGACGGTATGTTGGACAGAGGATGACGATCATCGGATCGAAAAAGTTTGCCGGACATGCGAGCACTCGCTTCCAACGGAAGACGGTGGCTGGCACTGTTCGCTTCATGATCGCCAATGCAAAGACCCATGCGATAAATGGGAACGTCTCAAATTAAAGGAAGCACCATGACCCACGGACACGACGAACTACTGAGCGACTTACTCGCCATTGAGAAAGACATTGGCGCTGATCAAGTTGAAGAGATCGCACTCGTCGCTGAGATCGAGAGTGTTGATAGAAATCTGAATGCCATGCGGCGGACAACCACGACCGAGAAGGATGCACTCCGCAAGGCAGAGGATAAGGCGCGACATTCGCGTGAGCGTCTTACCGAACTCCGACAGGGGATCGCCAAGAAAATGACGACGCGAGCAACCCTCATACACAAGTTGGATTATCAAGATGTCTGATGCCATCAACCCTGACCACTACAATAAAGCTAAAGGCACCCAGATCACTGCCTTCATCACGGAAGCCGACCTGCCATACTGGCAAGGCTCAATGATCAAGTACGCGTACCGCGCAGGACGCAAGGTGCCTGAAGGCAAGACGCCCGACGAAGCGGCGCTGCAAGACTTGGCCAAGGCCGAGTGGTTCCTGAACTTTGGGATGGAACAACTGCGCGCACGTGTGCTTGCGGCGGGCGGGACCATCCCGATCACTCCCGCAATGCGCGAGCAGGCCCGACGCGATGATCGTCTGGCGGAACACATTGCCTCATTGCCAGAAAAATCTGCCGCATAACGTGCGGTTCTGGACGACCTTCCGACCCCTGCCGTACTACGGTGGGGGTTCGTTTTTTCTTATGGAGACCAACATGTCAAAACTCATCCCATTCCCGAAACACAGCGCAGTGATCCTCGACTTTGAAGAATGCAAAGCCAAGCTGTTGAAGGGCGAAGAATTTGAAGGGCATGAGAAACCCGACGTTGTCGAAGTCGTGATCCACGAGGGCAAGCAAATCCTGAAGGGGCCAGCCCAATGCAAGTCTTGCGGCCATGAGTGGGAGCACATGTGCGACATTGGCGAAGGCTTCACGCACCAATGCATCAAGTGCGGATCAGATAAAGGCGTCTGGAAGACGTTCGTCTACACCGAAGAAGGACGCGCTCGCCGCATGTGTGGCTATTGTGACAGCGAGCTATTCAGCATCTATGGCAACGGGGAAATCCTATGCGCCGGATGCGGGACGGTCACCGATCTGAGGAAGGACTATGAAAGTCTCGAAGCTCAGACCGGAGAGAAGCCGCCAGAGGAAATCTAGCTTCCGAACTCGGAACCAAACTCACCACCGAAATCACCGCCGAAGTCGGAGCCGAAGCCAGAGCCGCTATCGCCTCCGCCTTCACCACGTCCCGGCCCAGCGACCGTGTCCACAATGGCTTCGCGGGCTCGACGGTTACCGCCTACAACAGGGATGCGAGACGCTATTGCACGGGCACCTGCGCGCTCCTTGCCGTTAGTGTCGTTGCCCTTGGCTGCGTCGATTGCGCCAGAGACCGCGTCGAAGCCGCCCCATGCTGTGCCGACTGACGGGCCACCGACATTGCCGAAGAAGCGCATCGCTCCATACGCACCGCCTTGGTCTGCCTGCGCCACACTATCGTGCATCATCTCAGCCATGAGACCGAAGCCGCCCATCATCATGAAGCCTTCGTAGAACCAGCCAGCGAATTGGTCCGCCTCGCTGTCCTCTTCGAAGAACTTGAACATGCTATCGCTCAGCAGGCGCTTACGGAAGAGCTTGTCATCTTCCTCGGAGCGCATCTGTGCAACGTCTTTGACGGCCAGTGTGCCCGCACCTGCGGCTGGACCCATGGTTGCGAAGAGGGCGAGCGGTGCGATACGGCGACCGCCTCCGATACCCCCGCCAGACACAGCGTTCATGAAGACGTCCTTGCCGTAGCGGCTCATCATGAGCGGGAACGACTTGAGCTGGAACATCATCGCGCCAATCGGAGACTGAGCCCAGAGCGGGATGTCATTCGGGTTCGGCGTGAAGATCGCCTCGTTCGAGAACTTGACCATGGCTTCAGCGATGGCCGGAGTTTCGTGGAGATCGTAATCCTTCAGGCGCTTGTTGTCAGCCAGCAGGTCTGTGAGACCGTACGCACGAAGGACGCGATAGGCTTTCTTGAAGGCTGCGCTTTGGTCCCTAACGTCTTTGCCGGGGACCATATGCTTCATGGCCCGGTCGAACTCAGTGGAAAGCCACTCGTATCCGACGGCACCAGAAATCTCACGGTTCATCTTCGTCCACGGCGAGAGCCCGGTCGCGTTGAAGAATGCGACGGTGTTCTTACCGAAGGACGAACCGTAGAGGTTGGTCATTCGCTCGTGGACAATGTTGTCGATGGCAACGCCAGACGATTTGATCATGGCGCGATAGTCAGGATCGCCAGCGTACTTCGCCACTGCGTCTGCCCATGCTTTCATGTTGCCCGACTTCATGATCGGGAGCACCAAGTCACCCAGCGAAGTCAGCGCGGTGTACGAGAGGAGCGTGAAGCTGTTCAGGTTCCGCATGAAGCGAGACGTGGTGTCCGAAGCGTCGTGCATCCAGCCACCGCCAGTGTTTGGTGAACGTCGCTGCGCAACGCGCATGGTCTTCATGGCATGGTCAGCTTGGTTTGGCTTGAGTGGAGCGCCGAACTTCTGGCGATCAGTGAGGCCACCGACGATAGCGTTGACGCGCTTCGTGTACGTGTCTTTGGCGTACTTCGGAACATCGTCGCC